CGTGATGTTCGTGGGCGCTCGCGCGTTCCGCGACCTCAAGCTGGACTCGAACATGGTCAATGCCAACCGTGACGCTCGCGCACGTGAAGGCAACGGCATGGACAACAACCCGTTGTTCCAGGATGGCGACCTCATCATCGACGGCGTCATCATCCGCCAGATTGAGGAAATCTCGACGCTTATCACAACGTCGAGCATCTTCTCTGCGTCTGGTGCTTCGTCCATTCCGGTCGAGCCAGGCTTCCTCTGCGGTCAGCAGGCGATGGGCGTGGTTTGGGGTCAGGAACCGATGCCGATCACCGACATGACGGCGGACTACAAGTTCCGTCCGGGTGTTGCCATCGAAGAACTGCGCGGCATCGCCAAGCTGCACTTTGGAACCGGGTCAAGCTCGGCTTCGAAACAGCAGGGCATCGTGACGGTCTATTCGTCAGGCGTTGCTGACTAAGTTTGAGCGGCTGGCTTATGGCTGGCCGCTTCCCTTTTCTCTTGTATGAGGACCATTTGTAATGGCTACCTACACTTCGAAACAGTACGCCAATTCGCCGAAGGCGTTCGTCGGCGCAACTCCCGGCAACACGATGACTTTCTATTGGGAAGTCAGCATCACGGCTGCCGCTGCCAACCTCGACGCTTTCGTTTTCGGCACCGTTCCCAAGGGCTTCCGCCTGACGCATGCGACGCTTGAATCCACCGACATCGACACGAACGGTTCGCCGACCGTGACGATCAACGTGGGTGACGCTGGCGACGCTGACCGCATCTTCGCGGCATCGACTGTCGGTCAGGCCGGAACGCTTTCGAGCGCGATGGCCACTACTGGCTTCGGCTATCTCTACACGGATGACACGGTCATCACGGGTGCAATCCCAACGGGTCCGGCAACGGGCGCGACGGGCACGCTGTTACTCGCAATCATGGGCCGCTTTGAAGGCCCGAACTCGTAAGCATGAGGGGGCGGGCTACAATCCGCCCCTTTCTTTTTCTGACAAGGAGGGTTTATGACCAGGTTCGTTTATTTAGGCGGTACGGAATTCGACGGCACCGAAATGCCCGCATCCGTCACCATGTACGGCATCAAGTTCATTGAAGGCGTTGCCAAGGATGTGCTTCCGGGCAACTTTGCCGACGATTCCAAGTTTCAGCACGCGATCAGCAAGCTGAAGACGCACCAGTTCTTCCAGACGGTCAACGACGAACCCGGCACGCTTGAGGTGCTTGAGGCTCCGAAGGCCAAGCGCGGACGGCCTGCCAAGGTTGTGGCTGAAGACGCTGTATTTGTTGAGGATGCTGCAGAGTGACGACGACCAATGTGGAACTCTACGCGCTAGTCGCTGAAGAGTTGGGCATCATCAGCAACGGTGAGACGCTCGACGCGAACACTAGCGACATGATCTCCAGGCGCGCAACAAAGGTCAGGGCGTGGCTCATCGAGGAGTCACTCGTCTACTGGCTGGATGACAACATTCCCGACGCCGCTGCGCTTCCATACGCGCAGGTCATTGCAGGTCAGTGCGCTGAAGCCTTCGGGCGCGGTCCCAATTCCGACACACCCTATCTGCTTGGCGAGACGGGCTACCGCTTGCTTGAGCGTCACGTCTCTCAGCGTTCCAGCAAGGAACCTGTCATGGTGGAGTATTTCTAATGGCTTTGAACACCAACTATGTTGAGAGGGTAGACCTCCTCGTCAACGAAGCCGCGACCGGCAGTTATCGCACGGTTAAGGGCGGCACATACATCTGGTCAGCCGAGGGCACATTCTCATCGGCCACGCTGCAGCTTCAGGCGAAGAATGCGAACGGCACAGCCACGGACATCACTGGCGCGTCATTGGCAGCGGCAGGCTTTGTATCTGTGCTGCTTGGCGCGGACGCTGAAGTGCGCGTTGCCGTTACCGGCTCGCCCACTGGCATCTATTCCTCGCTCGTCGCGGTGCCATAATGGGGGGCGTCATCTTGCGGCCCTCGACGCCGCTTATCCTTGGCGTATCTGGGACCATTGCCAGCGCGGGCGCGAACACGACTGAAAACATCCTCGCCACGGTCACAATCCCCGGCGGGCTGATGGGTCCTAACGGCCAGTTGTGGGTCTACACGCTGTGGAACTACACGAACTCAGCCAACAGCAAGACAATGCGCGTCCGTCTCAACGGTGCGGGAAGCACGCAGGCGTTTGCCATCACACAGACGGCCACGACGCAGATGGCTGACCTCCGCATCATCCAGAACGCGGGCGCGCAGAACAGCCAGATATTCTTCGACCGTGGGTCTGTTCCGCATCCGGGCGCGACATCGGTCGGCGTCAACACCACTGCCGCAATTGACACAAGCGTTACCACATCCCTCGTTATCACGGGGCAGAAAGCAACGGCTGGCGAGACGCTTTCCCTTGTTTCGTGGTCCGTCCAGCTTATCCGGCCCTGATGCCCCGCGTCCGTATCCCCTTTGGCCGCACCTTCAACAAAGGCCGCAGCAACGCCGCAGGTATGCAGAGCCTTGTGAACCTCTACGGCGAGCCTGTCGAGGGCGAGGGAAGGACCGACTTTGTCTGCTATGGCACGCCAGCTAGGTCCCTGTTCGCCACCATAGGCGGGGGACAGGTGCGCGGCATGATAACGGCTAGCGACGTTCACTACGCAGTCATCGGGACGACGCTGTACAAGGTCAACTTTGACGGCACGTCATCGAGCCTGGGGACGGTTGAGGGCGCTTTGCCTGTCGATATGTCCTACAACTCAAACCAGATCGACATCGTCGCCGAGGTCAAGAGCTACTATTTTGATGTGCCAACCCTGACGCTTACCGAGCATTCGGGTGGGGGGTATGAGCAGGCCACGTCATGCACTTCCCTGGCGAGCTACACAATTATCGCAGTCAAGGACACAGGCCGCTTTCGCTGGCGGCTGACAAACGTCTTCACCTTCGACGCGCTCGACTTCGCCACGGCTGAAGCTGAGAGTGATAACCTTGTCGCAGTTCGCGCAGTTGCCAACGATGTGGCATTGCTTGGCACGAAAACCACGGAATGGTGGGGACCTACGGGTGACAGCGGGGCTAACGCATTCGCTCGAACTGCCACGGCATCGGCTAACATCGGCTGCACGTCACGTGATACGGCATTAGTCGTAGATAGCGGCCTGACATGGGTTGGACGGGACGGGAAGGCAGGGGGCGTCTCAGTCTATCGCGCAGAGGGCTACGCACCGCGCAAGATATCACCGCCAGAGGTGGACACGCTGCTTGAGGCTGTGGCTGACCTGAGCAACCTGAAGGCATTTGCTTATCAGCAGCGCGGGCATCTGTTCTATGTGCTGACCTTGCCGGATGAATGGACGGTCGCTTGGGACATCTCCACGAACCTCTGGTCCTATCGCAAGAGCGGCTCCTGGCCGATGGGTGAAGACCCCACGGGCGGGTGGGATGCGCGTAACTTCGCCATCAATGGCACTAAGCAAGTCGTCGGCTCATCCGATGGCAACCTGTACGAATTGCTTGCCGACAGTTTCACGGAAAACACCGAGGGCATTGTCCGCGAGGCCACGTCAACGCAGATCAGCCACGACGGCAAGCGCGCCTTCATGTCTAGGCTTGAACTGGACATCGAAGCGGGTGTGGGCCTTTCCTCCGGTCAGGGTTCAAGCCCCATTGTGATGGAAAGCCACAGCGATGACGGCGGCATGACTTGGAGCAACCCCCGTAATGCAAGCATGGGCCAGATCGGGCAATACAAGTACCGGGCGGTCTGGAATGCGCTTGGCTCGTATCGCAACAGAATTATCAAGGTCCGCGTCAGTGACCCCGTGAAGGTGGTCATGCTTGGCATGTGGGCAGATGTCAAAGTAGGGGCGCACTAATGAACGCGAATTATCTGAGCATGATGGCGCAGCGTTTCCCGCAGGGCGGTCAGGCTCAACAGCCACGCTTGATGCAGATGCTTATGGCAAGGCGTCAGCAGATGCAGCAGCCACAAGCCAGCATCATGCCGGTGGGCCAGCCCATGCAGCAGATCCAGACCATCGCACAGCCTCCCATGCAGAGGGGCAACAGGCTGATGCCGAAGGGTATGCAGTCCTACTGATGACCCGCCGCCGCTCCAACGTCCCCCAGAAGATCCACCAAGATGACCGCGAGGTGCTTGGCTTCTACCAAGCCATTCTGGATTATCAGAAGGGCCTAGTCCCGACAGGCGTTGCAGTCCGTAACCACGCCCTGACGGTTCCAGAGGGCTACCTGTCGTGTGACGGCTCCACGTTCTCTGCGACGACATACCCAGACCTAGCGACCGCATTAGGCGGGACAACATTGCCTGTGCAGGCAGGCTTCGTGATTAAGACCTAAAGAGGGAAAATGCGAAACTTCTACAGGCTATGCGAGGGCATAGACACTGTGTCGATAGTCCATGCCTTGCACTCAAGGCCGGAACTCTGGAACCGTAACGCGCTTCGGCGTGAATACCCCGGAACCCCGCATGAAGAATGCGATGACATCTGGGTCAGGTTCCAGCCTGAAGGCATGACGGTAGAGCAGGTGGTGGATGCACATGAGAGCATCAACTATCCAGCCTTGGCTGAGTTGCCGGGGCTTCGGCCTATCATCTTCGGGCTTATGAGGCAGGTGGAGGGCGAGAGGCTTGGCCGGGTGCTTATCTCCAGACTAGCCCCTGGCGGGCGCATTCACCCGCACGTCGATGGCGGGGACCACGCGCGCTACTACAAGCGATACCAGATCGCGCTGCAGAGCCTTCCGGGCGTTGTGTTTCGGGCGGGTGACGAGACAGTCGCCATGCGGACGGGTGACATCTGGTGGTTCGACAACTCGATAGAGCATGAGGTCATCAACAACAGCGCAGACGACAGGCTAGCCCTGATCGTGGACATCCGCCCATGCTTGTGACCTACGCAACCGAGCAATGGCCGGATGTGGTGGGGGAGTTGGCAGCGCATTGGCCGAGGCATTGGGCGGAAGTCGCGATGCACAAGGACAAGATTGCGCTCAAGCCGAACTATGGCGAGTACCAGAGGCTGCATGAAAGCGGGCAGCTTCATGTGACAGTGGCGCGGGACGGTGGCGAGTGTGTCGGCTACCTCACGGCGATTGTCAGGCCGCACCTGCATTATAGCCAGTCACTCAGTGCCTTCTACGACCTGTACTACGTGCAGCCAAACCATCGCCTCTGGATGACGGGTGTGAGCCTGTTTGCCAATGCCGAGAAGGCTTTGAAGCAGCGCGGGGTTGAGCGGCTGTTTACGGGCACGAAATTGTCTAAAGACGCGGCGTTGATTTTCCAGCGCGGCGGGTGGGAAGAGGCCGAAAGGCTGTTTGTGAAGTACATCGGAGAATAACATGGTCGCAGTTGCAATCGGCGCTACCGTCTTGAGTGCGGGGGCGTCAGTCTACGGTGCCAACAAGGCCGCGAGCGCGCAGAAGAAAGCCGCACAGCAGGCAGGCGACATCCAGCGGCAGCAGTTTGAGCAGACGCGCTCCGACCTTGCCCCTTATCGTGACGTGGGCAGCAATGCACTCAGCCGCTATCAGAACCTGCTTGGCATGAATGGGCAGGACGCCTATCAGTCCAGCCTGAACGACTACCAGCAAAGCCCCTTTCTCTCCCAGCTTGTCAAAGACACGCAGCGAGGCGTGGATGCCTCCAGCGCAGCACGTGGGGGCCTGTTCTCAGGCTCTACCGCGCAGGCCATCGGAGACCGCACGGGGCAACTCTATCTCGGCGACTTCAACAACTATCTGAGCCGCGTTGGTGGCCTCGTAGACACGGGGGCCAGTGCGGCAACGACCACAGGCCAGTTTGGGGCCAATGCAGCCTCTGGCCGCGCTAATGCAGCCACAGCGGCTGGCAACGCACAGGCGGGCGGGTACATCAACATGGCCAATGGCGTGAACAACGCATTGAGCCAAGGGGCAAGCCTTTATGGCGCGTACAAGGGCGGGGCGTTTGGTCCACCCAATGGTGGCTTCAGTTCGTCTGCGGGGCAGAATTACTTCATGAACGGCGGAAGCGCCCCAGCCGCCGCACAGCGCGCACTTACGGGGGGTCGTCCTTATGGCTGAACTTCAGATGCCTGACATCGCGGGCAACTTCCTTAGCAGCTACTACACAGCGCAGCAGAAGCAGCAGGCTGATGCAGATCGTCAGCGGAACATGATGCGTCAGGATGTGGCGGATCAACGTCAAGGCCAGCAGTTTGACATGGAGATGGACATCAACCAACTCAAGTTGGCGGCGGGTCGCGCAGAGGCGTTCGACAACATCTTAAGGAAGGTGAGGCCGGGCGATGATGCCTCGCTGCAGCAGGCCAAGTCCGAGTTTGTGAACACCTTCGGCGGCGACCCCAATGCAATCGCGGGCGTTACAATGGACCGGGTGATGGAACTGCGCGCGGAGTCGGACCTGAAACTGAAAGAGTTGCGCGCGCGCATTGCTGCGACTGACAGGTCCAACAGGCCGCAGGCTGGTGGCGGTGGCGGTGGGTTCACGTCACCAACTGGCGAAGGCGATGGCCTCAACCCGTATGAGGGCATCACCGACCCGAAGCAGCGGGATATGATGTATCGGCAGTTAACGACTGACTTTAACGCGCGCCAGCGTGACTATCAGAAAGACCGGGCTGAGGCGCAAAACATCCTCGCGTCAACCGAGGAGTTCCTTGCGCTCAACAAGAAAGTTGGAAGCGGAGGCGTCACGGGTTCAGGCGGTTTGTCGTCTGTCCCGATTGTCAATTCCGCACGCAACATGGTCGATTCCGATTGGGCGCGGATGAACGCTATTACTGACAGGCTGACGCCACTTATGAGGCAAGGTCTGCCGGGTGCTGCGTCGGACCGCGACATGCAGACATTCAGGGGCGCAACGGTGGGGACCGGGAAGCTGGGCGAGGCCAACGTAGGCATTGCTCGCGGGCTTCAAGTGGCAGCTAAAAACGTCATTGATAAGGGGCTATTTGACGAAGCGTACTTCCGGCGCAATCGCCACCTTCAGGGCAGTGACAATGCTTGGAACCGTTACCTTGAAGAAAACCCGATCTTTGACCCAAACAGCGACCCAGCGAATCCTGCGTTGAACAGGTCAAGGAAATCGTGGCGGGAGTATATTTCGCCATCGGTTTCTGCACCGCAGGCCGCTCCCGCTGCCGCACCAGCCGCTGACGACTTTTCTGACGTGGACGCATTGTTGGGGCTTAAATAATGGCGACCAATGAGGAACGGCTTGCGGCGTCTGCTGCGTGGCTTCGCGCGAACAAAGACAAGGCCAACACGCCCGAATTCAATCGGGTGGCTCAAGTCTATAAGACCCTGAGAACTGCGCCTGTAACGCAAGCCGCTACACAGGCGGGCGCACAGATGCCAACGCCACAGCAGCCGAGCATGTTGCAAAACCTTGCAGACGGAGCCTCTGGCATCGCGGGCAACTTCGCGGGCGGGGCAGTGGACGCCATTCTTACACTGCCTGGCGCTGTCAATGACCTGATGCTTATGGGCGTCGATCAGGTTGCGCAGCAGTTTGGCGCGAAACCAATGACGGCAGAACAGTTTGCGCAAAACCCCTTTGGCGCAGAAACAACGCGCGGGATGCTGCGGGACTACGTTGGGCCTGAGATCCTTGGGCCTGAAGCCAAAACTACGGCGGAAAAGTACGCGCGGCGGGTTGGCGAGTTTGTCGGCCCCGGCGCTGCATTTGCCCCGCTGAACGCAATGCGGCCTGTGTTGACGGCCAGCGTGGCGGGCGGCGTTGGCTCTCGCGCGGCGCAAGACGCCTTCCCCGACAGTGCGCTTGCGCCTGTCCTTGGCGGTCTTGCTGGGGGCTTTGCCCCGTCAGCCATTAGCGCAGCGCGTAACGCGCGGGTGCCGACTGCTGGTATGAATGTCGAAACGGCGAAACTTGCACAGCAGATGATTGACGAGGGCATCGACATCTTGCCTGGCCAAGTCGGTAGCAAAGCAGCAAAGATTGCATATGACGCGGTGTCCAAGTTGCCCTTCATGGGCGACAAGGCGCGGCAGGCTCAGGCAAAACAGTTCAACTCGGCCATTGCCCGGACCTTTGGCGAACAAGCCGACTCCATAACGCCAGAGGTCATGACGCGGGCAAAAGACCGCATCGGCAAGATGTTCAACGAGGTGTTCGACAACAACACTATCAACGCGGACAAGCAGTTGCTGGATGACCTTGCAGACGTTCAATTGCGCGCCACCAACAACCTGACCGACGCGCAAGCCAACGATGTCGGCAAGATGATCTCGACCATCCTTAACGAGTTCAACAAGGGCGGCGGGACCATGAAGGGGCGCGTGTATAGCGCGTTTACGAACAAGGGCGGGGCGCTGCAGAACCTCACAAGCAGCGCAGACCCCAACATCAAGTTTTACGCGGGCAAGGTTCGCGACGTGATTGACGACGCCTTCACCCGCTTTGCAAGCGCCGATGACGTGGCAAAACTCGGAACAGCCAAGACCCAATACAGGGCCATGAAGACCATTCAGGATCTTGTGCCCAAGGCGGCAGACGGGAACATCAGCCCTGCGCTGCTTCTCGGCAAGGTCATGTCAAATGATAAAAACATGGCATACTCTGGCGGCGGCAAACTGGGCACGCTCGCGCGTGGCGGGCAACGGTTCCTCAAAGAAGTGGGCGGCTCACAGACCCCAGAGCGCACTGCGATCTACGGCGCGTTAGGTGCTGCTGGCGGCGGCACGGCATGGATGGCCCCGCAGGTTATTGCGCCTGCTGCTGCTGTTTGGGGCGGCTCAAAACTCATCAAGTCGCTGCTTGAAAGCAAGAAGCTAGGCGCGCGCATGGTGGCGGGGGCGCTTCGCAGGGCAAACGGCAACGTGCGGAAGTTTGACCCTAAGGTTATGGCAGCACAGGCCGCACGCGGGTCGGCTCCTGGCTCAATCGGTGTCGCGGGGCGGGGGCAAAGCCTTGAGCGTCGTCCTCCGCTGGCGCTTCCGCGCCCGGAATAAACCCACTGCCCAGTTGAACAGTACAGGCACGCCCCTGATGACCAAGATCAGGATGGCGAAGGTGATGACTGCGGTCATGCCCAAACTCTAGCAGAACTCCCAAGGGGATCAAATGGCTCAACTCTTCCACCTTTCCGGCCAAACACTCGTAGACGGCAACGGCGCTCCCTATGCAGCAGCCAAAGCGTATTTCTACGAAACTGGCACAACCACGGCAAAAACCACCTACAGCAACGCGGGGCTAACCTCCGCCAACGCCAACCCCGTGGTTGCAGATGCTAACGGCAGATTCGGCGAAATTTACTTGCTCGCCGGGCGCTATAAAGTGGTTTACGCCACCTCTGCTGACGTAGCCATTGACACGCTGGATCCGGTAGACGGGACATCCCAGCTTATCACTGCAGCGAGTGCGCCAGCGACCACGTACCCCTTCCTGCGCTACTACAACACCACAGACGGCAACGTCTACCGCCGCAATGCAGCCAACAGCGCCTGGATCAACGAAGGCCCCGTGGACAGCATCGGCAACGCAGCCACGGTGTCTGAAGTCCTGACAGGCACCAGTACATCCGTTGTTGTGACACCTGACGCACTTGCAGGCATTTGGCAGCGCGGGCCAGACATTGCCTCTGCGTCGACGCTGTCGCTTCCAGCGGGTGGCGGCGGGGTGTTTAACGTCACAGGCACTACAGGCGTAACGGGCATTTCATCGGCGCAGGGCGGGCGGTGCATCAAGTTGCGCTTTGCGGGTGCTTTGACCATCACGCACAACGCCACCAGCATGATCCTTCCGGGCGCGGCCAATATCACAACGGCGGCAGGTGACACGGCCATCTTCGTCAACGAGGCTGCGGCTGACGGCTCTGGCTCTAACTGGCGCTGCTTTAGCTATCAGAGGGCGACAGGGTCACCCCTTAACCTCACTACCTTCACAGCCACGCAGACTGACTTGGAAACTGGAACCAGCACGTCCCTATTCTCCACAGTCGGCAACATGCAGCACCACAGGGGCATGGGAAAGGTCTGGGCGAACGTCACTCCCGCAGGCGTCGATAACGGGTCATGGAACGTCACGTCGACGGCTGACACGGGCGTCTGTCGGTACACCGTGACCATTGCCACGGACTTCTCCAGCGCCTTCTGGTCGGCACTTGTTACGGCTGAAGCCACGCAGGCAAAGCAGTCCAACTCGCGCTCAATGGCTGCGGGCACGGTCGAAATAAACGCCTTCTTCCTCGACGGCACGGCCAACGAAACGGGCCTCACCAACACCTGCTTGGCGGGCCTTGGCGATCAGTGACGCCCTTAACACACGGCATTGTCTACACGCGCAAGGCTGACGGCGGCGTAACTGTCTGCCGTCCAACGTGGTGGGCATTGGGGTACATGACAGGGGGCGGGGGCCTCTGGGACGACAGGCCGCGCGGGTTCCTGTCCGAACTTGTCAGGCGCAAGACTTGCCCCGAATTGCAGAAGGGCAACCACATCACCGAAGACGCTGCGTGGACCTTCGTCAAGGCGATGCAGTGGGGTGGGTGTTCTACCGCTGAAGCATGGAACGTCATCCGGCTGCATGACTGCGACAGGTTTGGCTACGACGCGCAGGTAGTGCGCAACGATGAACTGCCGGACCGTTGGTTCCGGGATGCTTGGACACGCAAGGGGTCTAACTCTGGCCTGCCGCGTGTCGACATGGAAGCTGCAAGGCTCATCCAGTGGGAGCGGTTGCGCGACGCTGTTTCACGCGAAAACGCACGCAGGGCGGCGGATCTGTTTGGCAAGCCTGAGATCAAACTCAACAAGGCGGAGTTTCAGACCGCCATCACGAACGCACGCGACGAGGACGAGTTGCGCCGTGTGTGGTTGCCCGAATTAAGACAGCCTGGGGGTTCCCCTCCTTTCCTCCAGGCTTAGCGGGGGACGGCATGCCAGTGCCGCCTCTGCCATACCCGCGCCCCACGTGAGCGCGCGGGTCGTGTTTCATGTGAGAGCTACATCATGACCCCTGAACTTGTGGCCTTCCTTGGCCTGATCCTCCTCCTAAGCATGGTTTCATACTATGACGCTGAATGAACGCAGCCTGAAAGCCCTTGTGGGCGTGCATCCTGACTTGGTGGCCGTGGTCAAGCGGGCCGCTGAGATCCTGCCCGGTGGGTTCATCATCACTGAGGGCATAAGGACCAAAGAGCGGCAACGCATCCTGTTCGCCAAGGGCTTGTCCAAGACGCTCAACTCTCGCCACCTGTACGGCCTCGCGGTCGACTTCGCGCCCCTGATCGACACGGACGGGGATGGGGACACGGAAGTGACGTGGAAGACTCCGGCTTTCTTGCCCGTCATCAAAGCGTTTCGTCAGGCTGCTGCTGAACTCAGCGTCCCAATCGTCAGCGGGTCTGAATGGAAGACGTTCAAAGACTACCCACACATCGAGTTGAGCAGAGGCGTCTATAAATGAGCAGTGAACTGGATCTACACCGTGACTTCGGGCAATTGCAAGGAACCGTGGCCTCGCTTACCGGAGAGGTCAAAGACCTGAAGACGGAGGTCAAAGAGCTAAAGGACACGGTGACACAACTGACCGCACTCCTGAACCAAGCCAAGGGCGCGAAATACGTCATCTTCCTTGTCCCCGGAATCGTGGGCACCATCGCTTCGGTGCTTGGCTATTTCGGCCTCAAGGCTATCGTCGGGCCTGGTGGCTGACATGCCGAAGAACACCAAGCCCGCGAGTTCTCGCATATTTTATAGGAATCCGCGCAGGTGGGACATCTGGAAGCTGCAGTGGCTTTGGACTGCGCCCAGCCTTGTGTTCTGCACGCTCGCATTTTTCCCGCTCGCGCTGATTTACACAATTCTGTCTCAGACCTGACTCATATTGCCCCGAACGGTAAAGGTGTCCCCCCGTGCCAACTCCTCCGCTGAATAAGCAGGAATGGACTCGCCGCAAGGCGGTTATTGAAGACGCACTGAGAAAGGGGCACCCACCTCCGGGGACAGGTGGGCAGCATGTCAAGGGCGCAATAGCTACAGCCGCCGAAGCCCTTGGGATTGGCCCTGCAAGCCTCCAGAACTCAGTCAACCGCGCCAAGGTCCTGAAGTTCCCGCCGCCCCGATGGTCGCTCTACAAGCAAAGCAAAGCCGCGCAGATCGAACTGCAGACACCGGACACGGTGCGCGCGCGGAACCAAGTCGCTGACCTGCAGAAGCGGCTGACCGAGGCTCTGGAATACGCCAGCAAGCTGGAAGACATCCGCAAGTCGGTCTTCAACCTGCAGCCTGAGAGCCTCAGCATACCGAATTGGCAAGTGCGCACAGGGCCGCAAAAGTCGCAGCCTGAGATACCGACGCTGTTGACCTCCGACTTTCAAGCGGGCGAGGTCATCCGCTCTGCCGAGTTGGACTTCCCGAACGACTACAACCCGACCATCTTCCGGGAGCGGTATCGCCGCCTGATACAGACCAGCGTCAAGTTGCTGGAGCGGGAAAACCCGAAGATGGACTACCCCGGCATGATCTACCTCAGGGCCGGGGACGCCGTTTCAGGTTCCATACATCTGGATCTTGAAGCCACGGATGAAGGGGTGCCGACCGAACAGACATTGCTTGTGGTTGAGGAAGAGATACGCGGCATTGAAGAGTTGCTGAAGGCAGTACCGAAGGTGACTGTGTACTCGGTCCCTGGCAACCACGACCGCACGACTTTCAAGCCACGGGCCAAACGCTTCGTTGCGCTGTCTTACGACTACCTCGCCATTTGGGCCATTCAGAGCTACTTCAAGGCGAAGGGTGAGGACCGCGTGACCTTCTGCGCTCCAGCGTCAGGTGATGCGCTCTACAAAGTTTTCGACACAAACTACCTGCTGACCCACGGGGACAGGATCGGGGCAAGGGGCGGCACTGGCTTTATCGGCCCTGCCGCGACCGTCAGCAAAGGCGCGTTCAAACTGAGGGCGCAATACGCCCAAATGCAGAAGCGCGTGGACTACGTTTTGATGGGCCACTTCCACACGCCCATGCAGCTACCCAATGCAATTGTGAATGGCTCACTAGCAGGGTTCAACGAGTACGCGCGCAGTGAGTTGCGCTGCGAGCCGGGACCGCCAGTGCAGACCATGTTCTGGACCCACGCGAAATGGGGCCTGACAACGCTTCGCAGAATTAGGGTGGACCATGACTAGCGACGTAACCGACCACGAAGACCCGCATCCAGTGCAGCCCACTGTGCTGGCCTACCACGCCATGCCATACCCCTTTGGGGACCAGTCAGCGCAGAGCCTTTATATGTGGTGCGTTGAGCAGGTCCTGCAGCACGCAGAAACGCCCCTAACCGACACGACCCGCAAATTCATCAAGGGCATTTATACCGATGTGGTGGCTGCAGGAACCGTGTCATCAGAACCCAACATAACGGTGGTCAAATGATCCCGCCACGACGCTTCACGACGACAGAGCAGATTGGCCCTTTTGCAGTCTCGGTGGGGTTTAAGCAGGACCACTTGGGCGAATGGACGATCCCGTTTGAGGTGTTCATCACCGCGCGGGGGAAGACCGGCAGCGAGCTAGACGGCCACCTTTACGAAATCGGCGTGGCTGCGTCGAAGATGATGCAAGGAAAGGGTTAAACATGGAAACCTGCAAAAGCTGCAAGTTCTTTGAGGAGCGCGCGAAGCAGTGCCGCGCAGCACCTCCAGTTGTCCACCTGCTGCAAAACGACAGGTGGGTGACGCTGTTCCCAGAAACAACTCGCGATGGCTGGTGCGGCTATCATGAGAAGACAGAACAAGCGCACCATTTTGAACTTGGTTCCCCCCTTATGCTCCAGAAGGAAAACACCAATGGCTGATTATCAGGTTTTTGAAGGCAAGGACCTTCGCGTTCCGTTCAAGATCGTGACCGCTTCCGGCAAGTCCGGCAAGGTTGACGGTGCTGTCGAAGTATCGAGCGATGACCTCGACGTTGCTTCTGTCGCTATCGACGGTGACTTTATCGTCATCACCACGGCCAACGTGGGTGATGCGCTTATCACCATGTCTGCCGACGCTGACCTTGGCGAAGGCAAGAAGTACATTGAAACCAGCTTCACGGTTGAAGTTCTGAGCGAGACGGCGTCTGCCTTCGATCTCGGCACGGGCGTTGAAGTTGAAAAGGCTCCGGCAGAGCCGACAGCCTAACGCTTCGGGCCTTTAACTGACGGGAGGGAGGCGGGCGACTGCCTCCCTTTTCCATTTCAGGAGAGTGAAACATGAACTATCTCAATTTGCTTGTGTCTGCCCTGAACTACTTCCCTGGCATCAAGACGAAGGTGGCGGCGGTCGCGGCTGTCGTTTCTGCCCTCATCGTTGCCATCTCGGTCGCGCTTGAGGTCTTCGGGGTTGGATTCTCGATTCCGTATCTCAACGAAATCAACGCCTTCCTGATTGCCCTGACTGCAGTGGGCGCGGCGAATCAGCCAAACAACCTGCCCAAGCCCTGATGTGGGTTTACGCAAAAGCCGCCATCATCGTTGTCCTTACCATCTCCCTTTTCGTAGGGGGGTGGAAGGCCAACGGGTGGCGGCTAGAGGCTCAGGCTGCGGAAGTGCTTCGGCTTGAGTTGCGTGCGGAACTGGAGCGCAGGGTGAAGGCGGACGCTGACCGCTTGAGCCTTCAGGTGAAACTCAGCGACGCCGAAGCCAAAGTGGGCACAGGCGTCAAAGTCGTAACCAAGACCATCCGTGAGTACATCCATGACGCGCCTGATTGTCGTGTTAGTAACCCTGTCTCTAACGGGCTGCGTGACTTACGAGCGGGTGTCATGCCCACAGCCGCCGCCCAGCCTGCTACTAGCAGAGCCGCCCCTTGATGCCTCCAGAAGCCTTCCTGAGCCTATACCGCTGCCTGTAGTCGTAGAGACATGGGCAAGCGATATAGGCCGCTTTGAGGCCCTGAGAAGCCGACACACGGCGCTTCAGGGGTGGTGGCTGGAACAGTGCGCCCCTAAAGGCTCAGAAGCACGTCCAGTGCCGCCGACATCCAGTTGAAAAAGCACGCGAACCCGAAGCCGAAGGCTAGCAGCCAGAGCGCATCCGGCAGCAGGTGATTGGGCTTACGGTCCCAGCCATTGGCGGGGCGTTTCAGGGCGCGGCTCATGCTGTGTACGCCAGTGCGAGGACCAGCAGGCCCACGGCAGCATCAAAGACGAAGCAGGTGACGACGAAAAGAATTGCCGCTATACGGCGAGTAGCCTGGAACATGGTAACCTCATGTGTACGGGTTAGGCCCTGTTCCCGGACTGCAATCCGGGGCGGGGCCGCTTCATGTCTGAAGCCCGAACATGATGCCCGACACATGTTAGCCAAACCTGAATTTCGCTAACACGTTCAATGGGGCAGAAAACCCTGTTAGCCAGCGTAAGCCGTTGAGATACAACGACAAGTCGCTTACATCTGGGCTCACCAACCTAAAATATATGTTTGTGATTTCAGTGGCTTAGGTGAAGAATTGGCTAACAGGCTCGATTGTTAGCCAACTACTGTTCCCGCTTCAGGCCCGTGGCGGCAGTCTTTGCAAGGCGTTCCTGGCTGGCCGCGCGCGTGTATCGCTCAACCTCCCCAAGCGACCTATGGCCCGTGATGGACATGATCTCATGGGTCGACTTCCCCGCCTCCGCCATGCGCCGTGCAGCCGCTTTTCTCAGCCCATGCGCGCTGATGTTTTTCAACCCCGCCTCGTTACACCTAGCCCTGAACCAGTTCCCGAACCCTGCCAGACTGAAGGGCTTGTTGAACTCGGTCTGCAAGTAGGTCAGGCCACCCATCGGCGTCCGGTCGAAAGCCTCCCGCAGTTCAGGGACGATTGGCAGGATCAGCCAGGCCCCGGTCTTGTGCTGCCTCATGTGGATCGCCCCGGCCTTCTCATGCTGCCTGCCCAACCTCACCACGTCAGACCGGCGCTGCGCTGTGTAGAGCAGCAACCTCAAGGCAAGGTTCGCCTTGGTCCCCACAGGGTGGCGCTTTTCGAATTGAGCTATCTGCACGTCCGTCCATGTGGCTATTCCGTCCGTCTTGTCCCGCAGCCGCTTGACGCCCAAGGTCGGGTTGGTCTTCAGCAAGCCACGTTCCAGCCCATACCGACACATGGCCTTCATGACCTTGAGGAGGATGTTAGCCGTGGCTGGCTTGTCTGACATCCCGTCCAGCTTGTCGCGGAAGTTCCCCGGCGTCAGGAACCGGGTGGGCTTGTCCCCATTGGCCCGCTTGAAGCGTTCCAGGTGGTAGCGGTAAGTCCGCTTCGTATTGTCGGCCAACAGGCGATAGTCAGAACTGGACAGGTAGCCCTGTACCAACTCGGCAATGGTCCCCGGTAACACCCGCTGGGACGCATGGGCGGGACGGTTCGCAACCGCGTCCTCGTAGGCCCTGATGAACTCAGGCGAGCTATAGCCTCCCGGCAGATACACCGCCTTCTGCCCCTTGCGCCTGAACCTCCAGCGCACCTTCCCCCGAATGTCAGTGAACTTCGACACGTTCTTGAATGAACGCTTTGGCATCAATCCAGCTTCCCCAATTCCTCGCGCTCGTCCCCATCCTGAACGCGGGCAACGATCTTCAACCCATCGGGCGTAGGCGTCAACTCCACAACCTGAAAGCCCTCTTTCCGCGCGGCTCTCATGGCCCTGCGAAGGTCGGCTTCGGAGTAGGAGCGGCGGTCAGTCATGCGGCCTCCGCTTTTTGCAGGTCGCCCCATTGGTCTGCCATCGCTGCGGCTATGCCGGGATAGAACCTGCTGCGCTCTTTCCATCTGGTCGGGCTGGGCGGCATCCGGTGAATGCGGGCCTCGCGTCCTTCCACAACGTCAGTCGGCCGAAGCTTCGGAAGGTTCCGCAGCCAGAAGCAAGTCCGCTTGGTTTCCCCATGACCGAACTGCCACGGCTGCACGCTTTGCGCAGGCTCCTGATAATTGCGGATCAGCTTCTTTGCATGACCGTGCATCACTGGGTTTTCCACGCAGATGTGTGGGATGGGTGCATTCCAGAAGGTCGAGAACAGGTCTGCGCCTTCTTCAAGGTCGGACCACATCTCCTCCAGCGTCCTGCCGGGCGGAGGCTGCACAAGCCACCTGACCCCGGAATTGCACAGCCTGGTGCATGGCGGGTGAGCGACGATCAGCATATCCCAGCCATCGTTCAGGATAGCCCGCGCGTCCCCGATGATGTGGCGGTTGGACGGCGGGTCGCCGGGCAGCAGATCGCAGGACCAGGCATCATGGCCGCGCTCAAGGAAGGCGTCCCGGGCAGTCCCCGAAAATTCGCAAGCCACAAGCACCCTCACTCCCCACCCCCTGCCGCAGCGCGAATGGCTTTGAGCACCGCTTCTATTCCCGCCTCTACAGTCTCAATTTCACTTGCGTCTGGGTTTACGGCCAGAAGCCGCAATCGCCCTTCGCGGTAGACTTTCGCCATCGCTTTCACTTCATCTGTAAGTTGTTCCGGCGTCATCTCAACTCCAGCTGTTCGTGGGGTACGGGTTGATAGCGGGCGGGGCATTGGACCTTGTCCCACCTCTCGGCCATTTGCAGGGCTGTCAGGTCGCGAGATTTGTGATTGCGGGCAACGTCCGTGCTATCGACGCTACCAAAGGGCCAACGCTCGCCACTGAGCTGCATTCCCCGCAGCATGTGGATGTTGGGCGTGAAGCGGTGGTGCTTGTTCAACTCGGTCCACGCTTCGTCCATCCGGCGCTGCCAGATTTCGGACATGACCACCCAGTATTCTGCAGTCGACCCGATGCACACGCGCGGCCATTGCTCCGTCAGCCTCACAAGCCTGTGTATCGGCTCATCCATGTGCCAGACAGGCGCGCCCCGGTGACCGTGCGGCCACTCACGAATCAGCGCGTCCTGCTCCTGACTGCCAGCGTCGATAACGTCGGGGATCACGGCCCACGCCCCTGGGTACAGCCACTCCTCGCAAAATGCGTAATACGAGTTCCAATCCGTCTTGTACCCGCGCTTGAATTTGCTGAACGCCCCGTTATCGAGCATGAATGAAGAGGCAATGGCTGCGACCCGACGCATGTCATCGGGCCGCGCATGGCTAACGCAGAAGTTCCTGCCGGCCAATTCGTAGAGTGCCGAGATTGGTGTGATGGGTGTGCCATGATAGTGGATCACAAATGTCCCCACCGCTTGCCGGTGCGGATCGCCCACACCGTGTAGATGCTCACATCGTAACGCGCGGCGAGAACCAGGAGCGGCTCACGGCTGCGCTTGATCTCGCGCGCCTGCTCCTCCGTCAGCTTGGCGCTGATGTTTTGCTCGCCTGCCAATGCGGTCATCTATTCCCCCCCTGCCGCAGCGCGAATGGCTGATACGATGTCACTGCTCATTCGCTGCCCTCCGAAAGAACCTGATACAAATACCAAACGAAAAGCACGGGCCAGAAGACGACCGTGACAACCGCCGCTGCAAGGCCCGCTAGCGAAATCATCTCCGCTTTGTCTTGCTCCGGGACATCCCACAGCGCCCAGACGAGCGTCACAAGGGCCAATGGCATTCCGGCTAGGTAGAGTGTGAGAAGGATGGTCATGGGATCAGCCTCTCATCCCAGGCCCACGGGGATAGATTCTGCGCCCGCTCTTTCCAGAACTTGCCAGCCGGTCCGCACCCGCCATAGATGCCAGCAATAATGCTGCGCTCTGCCCTGCATTGCAGGGGGACGATCTGCGGGCCTTCCACGACGCTCTCAACAACCTTGCGAACACAAAGGTTCATCTGTCCCATTTCGTTCCTGCGCCCCCAGTGGCATGTGCGGCAATATCGTTTGTCGGTCATGTCGCGCTCCTCGCTGTGAACCGCTCGTCGGCCCGATCCTGGCTCTGCTCCCAGAACCGCATTCGCTCAAACTCCACCGCGATCTTGGCCCGGTTGGCTTCGGTGCGCGCACGGACCATGCGGTCGATGTACTGCTGCCAGTCATCGCTTCCTTTGACCCGCGCTTCAGCTTTCGCCATTGAGTAGGCGGGGAAGTCGCGCAGCAGTTCGTTGACCTTCTGGCTGAACACCGCTGTCTTGCTTTCCTCAAGCATACGAGCGGCGCTGTCCAAGTCGGTCCAGCGGCTTGCTGCTTCGCGGTACAGTTCACTCTGGGGGCGGCGGTTGCTCACTTGCTGCCCTCCGCTCGCTTTGTGTATTGCCACGTCAGGGCAAGATGGACTGCGCCATCCTTGTCCATCTGATGATGCTCGCTGACCCATTCGGCCACAGCGGCGATCGCGGCGCGTGAGGCTCTCGGGTAAGACACTGTCCCACCGTCGAGGTGGTCGGCGATCGCCGCCGCCACCTTCTCAACAAGGTCGCCGCTCATTCAGCCGCCCCTCTCATCAACGCCTTGCGCGTTTCCAGAATGGCCCCCGACACCTGTCGCGAGCCTTCGTCGTACACATCGCGCAGCCGCTCAAGCTTCGTCTTGTTTGCTTCGACCCAGGCATTCAGCGAGGTGGCGTCTGTAAGCGTGCCGATGGCCTTGATGGCTTCGTCAACGTAGGACTTGGCGGCTGCGGTCTTGTCTTCTGCCTTCGGGGCGGGACGCGCTGGCGGCTCATAGTTGCCACGTTGGCTGGCGGCGTTGCCATCGTCGTCCTCATCAGCCACAACGCCGACCATTGCCGCAAGGCTATAGCGACGAGCGTATGTAAGCGCCGAACCGTAGCCCTGCGGGGTCTGCTGCTGCGGTCGCAGCGGATAGCGGCCTGAGATGCTTTCGCCTGATGCGTGAAGCAGCATGGTTTCAAGCCAGACTTCGTCGCCCTGAAAGTTCGGGATCTGGACGACGCTAAGGCCGTTCTTGGTCAGAGCTGTGCGGCAAGCATCCCAAACGCTTGTCAGGTCGGCATAGCTCGACTTGAAATGCGGGTTCTTGCTGTCCTTAAGCGCAGCCTTAATTTCAGCCTGCGCCTTCGCCATTGCGGTCGCGAGTTCCTTCATGATCTTCTCTCCACTTGTCCGTTGAATTTCTTGCGAAGCGTTTTGTCGAAGCCCCGGCTCTTGATGGTGCCTGGCTGGTTGGGCTGGCTGTGTTTCGTCGCAAGGCGCTTGGCCTTTGCTATTTTGTGAATGTCGCCACCTGCTACCGTGGCCTTATTGCCGTTGGTTTTCTTGACGGCGCATTCCTTGTGAACCCACCGCAAGTTTGTTTCGTCGCTGGCCCCACCCAGCTCATGCGGGACCATGTGTTCGAGAATGCGGTCATCCATCGCCGCCAGTTCTGTGTGGCAGATCGGGCAGCGGATCGCCCCATGCTCTGCCTGACTGATGGCAACATTGACCATAACGCGGTGCGGTATATTGGGGCGCTTCATTGGTCAGCACTCCGCAGCGCCTTCATGCCGGCCTTGAACTGCTTCTGCGTCAGGCCGCGCTCCTGCATCTTTGCGCCAAGCGCCGACCACAATGCATCTGGGCACATAAGCGCTATTCTACGCGCTACATGCTTCTCGTAGGGCTGGGCTTTCTTGGCGTTGAACCAGTGCCAATAGTTGCAAGTGGCCTCGCTTTCCTTATGACAGGCGGCGCAGAGGATGTGCAGGTTCTCAGCGGTGTCCTTGCCCCCCCTGTGACGCGGCACAATGTGCGCGCGCTCTAGGTGATAGTGGTCGCCACAGGCAAAGCAGAAGTCTTCAGCCTCGCCCCAAATCTTTGGGTGCTTGCCTTCCCAATGGTCGGCAATCTCGCGCCTGGATGGCAATCTTAGGCGGCTCACTTGCACGCCTCCCGAATGCCGATCATCGCATCGACCAAAAATGACGCAGTTTTGAGCCGCGTCATAATCTCAAACAGGTCCGCGTTTGTTGGGTTGCCATGCAACAGCCCGACGCAAGCGCCGAGTTCCTGGCGTATGTCCGACTTGCATGTTTCTTCAGCCAAAAACTGGGACATGCGAGGCGACGAGGGGAATTGCCGAACGTTGCTGGTCATAGCTTGCCCCCGCCAAACTCAAAGCTTTCAATCAGGTGCATCATGCAGAGCGGGCCTGTTGCCGTCTGACGATGCCTGCAGCCTTCCAAGGCACAGAACGGGCGGCTGAGATATTCAGCCCGTGCCCGCTCGCGTCGGATGCCTGCCTTGCGGCTCGTGAGTTCACGTGCGGTGTCGTCGCAAGCGTCACCTTCCACATCAAAACGGCTGGCTGTGGGGTCGATCCAGCTCATACCAGCGACCCCTTCACGAGTTCGCGCAGGGCGTCTTCGTACTTGACTTGCGTCAAGATCATCGCCCGCCACAGAGCGTCTTTGTAAACACCGTGTTCGGCGCGCTTATGTGCGCGGTCGAGGTCGTCCAGCTCTTTGCGCATTGCGACCAAGAACGGGTCAGTTGCCGCTGCTTCGGCTTGTTCGATGAGGCTCATCGCGACACCTCGACGTAGTAACCAGCCTTCAGGTGATGCCGCGTCTCGACATCACAAGCTGAGCGGATCTTCACGGCGCTGTCGTATCGTCCCAAGTTGAACGAGACGAGCATGCAGCCAAAGACGATGGCTGAAGCCACCGCTACGGCTGATACGTTGAATGGGGTCATGTGTGGTTCCTCCTTGGTATGGAGGATATGTAGCCAGTTTGGCTACTTGTGTCAACCATGGGTCGACAGTTTGGCTACGATGTAGACAAAGTGTGACAGCCGTCACACTTCACGGCGAGGGCACCGAGTCGGACTGTTTAAATTCCCATCAGTTCCTTGTTGCGCATCAGGGGCGAGATGCGCAGGACCTTGGCTAGCGGTATTTCGATCTTTGCTGGCGGGTTAAACTGTTTCAGGACCAGCTTAGTCGGGGTCTGGCTGTCGAGGCGCTTGATGTAGGCCGGGCCAGGTTCGCCACCTGTCAGGGGCTTCAGTTCGACTAGTACGTCATCACCCGGCTTGGCGGGGCGGGAGGGGTTAACGTATATCAACTCCCCATTGTCCAGACGCGGCTCCATGCTATCTCCGCGCAGGAAGACACAGAACACACTGCGGTTGCGCAAGACGCCTGGTGGACGCCTCACATAGTCAACAACTTGGCCGTTTAGGCTAAAGTCGCCGTGATTGCCGCCGACCGCCGTGCCATATACAGGCACGTCTAATGGCAGGCTGGTGATAGACCCCATTGCCGGGCCTGCCTCCACGTTACTTTCCAGCCCGTGCGTATCTGCCAACTTTGCCAGCACAGTCTGCTCGCCCGGCGTCTTTAGCAACTCGCCCGGATCGACACCGTAGAAAGTCGCCAACCGCTCCAGCCACTGGACCGACAGTTTCCTGTCGCCTTTTTCCAGTTTTGAAATCTGCGTCTTGTCGGACCCGATGGCTGATCCGACCTGTTCCAGCGTCAGGCCGCGAGCCTCACGCCACTGTCTGAGGAAATTGGTCATTCCCCCATGTTGCCACTGCGAAATAAGGCAGTCAGTCGCCATTATGGCAACCAAGTGTTGACATCAGGTAGCCATTTTGGCTACAACAGTCACCATGACACTCGATCAATGGATGAAAGCAAATGGTTTCAGCGACACCAAAGTCGCTGAGTTGACGGACTTGCACCGGACAACGGTCTGGAAGCTGCGCAAAGGACTGCGCAAGCCGGAACCGTGGGTCATGGACAAGTTGGTGAATGTTTCTCACGGCGCGATCACCCGCCAGGCGCTGCGGCCCGACCTCTATCCAGAAGTCTGCAAAGCCGCCGCTCACACAATTCAAGCGACGCAATAAGGGGGACATATGAAAGCCTACAGCACTGACATCAATGTGAATGACGCGGTTACCGTTGATACTGTGACGGTCGGGCCATGTGGTGCCAGCGAGCCTCGCGAACCATATGCGATGGAACCCGCGCAAACCAAGCGCGCCCACATCAAGGCGCTCATTGCCAAAGCCGCCCAGGACAACGGCGTTTCTTACGACGCAGTCATGTCTCGCGCCCGTCCCCGTGACGTGTGCCGCGCAAGGTTCGCAGCCATCACTGCCGTGGCTCGCGCCTACCCAGACATGAGCTTTCCGCGTCTCGGCAGGATCTTCAACCGCGACCACAGTTCAATAGTCCACGCCCTGATAGTGAGCGGTGTTCCGCCCCGGTCTGGACGTGTCGACCAATACAAAAAATTCGCCGCCGCAATGAAGTGGCGAGTGGTGGGAACTGCAACAGAAGGAGGCACTACCAATGGCAACTCTTAAAGAGCACTGGGACCGGCTTTTTGGCCCGGCAGCAGAAGCGCAGGACTTTACGTCAACCACGCTGAACGCCTTGTTTGATGAGGTCGAACAGGACCCAAGGGCAGGGCTGGGCAACTTGTCGAAGCGGGCAATCCTCATCGACAAGATCATTTCGCAGCACCGCATCGTGGTTGCCCAATATCGGCAGATCACACCCAAGAAGCCTGCGCCGGCAGTCCCCGGCGATGTCGCGACCGGCATCGAACTGGGCACACCCATCCAGCTTGCAGCCGCTCAGGCAGCGAAGAAGGCGGGCATGTAGAGGCACTGCCTCGCGCCTAACCTCCCCTGGCGCGGGGTCAACTGGGGTGGGCTTCGGCTCACCCCCTTTCTCTGGTGACACATGTTTACAAGCGTCCTCCTCGACATGCCGCCAAGCGCCAACAAGATGTGGCGTAAGGGTCCATTCGGGATGCACCCATCAGCGGAATACAAGGGCTGGAAGAACAGCGCCGCGATGGAAGTCATGGCCGCTCGTCGGGGTCAGACCTTTGATGAGCCGGTAGAGATCGTCCTCATCATCAAGCGCGCGCACAAACTGCGTGACCTCGACAACCAGATCAAGCCTGTCCTCGACGCTTTGCAGATGGGCCAAGCAATCACAGACGACAACCTAGTGCATCGCCTTCACGTCCGCTGGGCGTTCGAAAGCGATTTGCCATCCCTCAACAACCGCGACGTTCGCGTCGAAATCAGGAGCGCATAAATGGGCGGCACCCAATCAATGTTACCTACCCGCATGTGGACAGCGTCCAGAGAGGACAGCGAGTTCCTTGCAATGAAAATACGCAACTATTGGTTTGCTCGCGGCTACAGCGTGAAGACCGAGGTGTTCGGCCTGTCAGAGCTTGGCGAGTCCTACCCAAGCGGCAGTCATATCTACAGCGTGCGCAGCAACATGCTGAACGGCTATCCGAACCGTGACCCCAACGCCCCCGTAGTAGCCCAAGCCAAGCAGACTTCGCGCCACTCAATGGTGCGCGCATGAAGGACCTTACCGCACTACTCATGGGCGACCCTGGCACTCACCCGCGCCGTCAGCCAACCGAAGCCGAGAAGGCCCGCTGGCAGCAGCTAGGCGCAACCCGCATCGACCCCGGACAGGGCAGAGGCTGGAGCGAACTGCGCTTGTGGAAGATTGGCGAGGTCAGAACCTTCCAGACCTTCCGTGAGGCCAAGGCCAAGGTGTCCGGGCTTTACGTCAAGGGCATGTGCGGAAGCATCCGTACCAAGCCTGACGGCACTTACACCGTGACTAGGATGCACTGAGATGAGCAACCGCCCGGACAGCTTCATGCCGTTGTTTATCGGCGATTATCTTGCCGACACAATGCGCCTGACCCGTGACCAGCACGGCGGCTATCTGCTGCTCATCATGGACTACTGGCGGAGCGGTGAAGCGCCCCCCGATGATGATGACATCCTGGCGACAATTACCAAAAGCACACCATCAGAATGGAAGAAACTGCGCGCGGTTTTGGCGAAGTTTTTTACCATCGGAGACGGCCTGTGGAAACACAAGCGCATTGAGATTGAGATGCAGAAAGCCGCAGAGAACTACGCTTCTAAGGTCGAAAGGGCTAAAGCCGGGGCTGCTGCACGCTGGGGCAAGAATGCTTCAAGCAATGCTCAAGCATCCGATCAGCAATGCTCAAGCAATGCGAACCACAACCACACTCCTACGGAGAAGAACCCTTCAGGTTCTTCTTCCGATAGGAGGGCGAAGGGCAACGCTCGCGCGCCAAAGGGCGCAGCGCCGCCTTCGCCTCAAGTCGATTGGGCAGACGAGATCCCCCAGTGGAAAGCCTTCAAGGCGTCAATCCACCCAACTGAATGGCAGGTTTGGTTCTCTAATGCCCGTCCAAACGGCTCCACAGCCTCGCTGGTGGCCGAAACACCCTTCCAAGGTGCCGAGATAGCCGCCCGATACCTTTCGCGCCTCCAGACCCACTTCAAGGGCGAATTCGTTTTGAAGCTGAAAGACCCAAAAGGAGCCTAGCAATGACTGACCTTGAACTCCTCGAAATCCTAGAGCGTCCAGCCTCCAACCTGGAGAAGGCGCTGGCTATCCGCACCTTGCTGAAGGTTGCGCAACCCTCCGCCTTTAACATCAAGCCGATTCAGCCCCGCAAAAAGCGGGCACAAAAGGCACCGGGAATAAAGGGGGGTATTCCCGGTGATTTGCTGAACGGGTCGGGGCATGTGGAAAACGAGGGGGGCGTGCAATGAGCGGAGACAAGTTGACTCAGGCACACAAGGATTGGTGGCTCATCCCAGTCAGCCCGGACCATGACGGCAATCTGTTGGCTGGCCCCGCCGCTGAAATCATTGCTTGGCATATTGAGCCAGTTCTTAGCGACCTTCGGGGCGTCGAAGATTTCATATCAACCCCTGTGACAATCTACGGAACAATTGACTTTGAATTCGGCGTGGTCCGGTCGGCCAACGGCAAGTTTTACTCGTCAGAAGTGGAGGGCGTTTATGACACGTTGGCTCAAATCATCACGGCCTTAGAGCCTGTCAGCCGTCTCCGCCTATATGCCCGACAAACGGTTGAAAGGAAGGCCAGCAAGAATGCCAATTGAGTTCTGGAAAACGAATAACGGCGGGTGGTTCTGGACCACCCGCAGTGCCAACGGCGAAATTATTGCCGACAGCGCGGAGGTTTATTCCTCCCGCTCCAAAGCAGTGAACGGCGCACACGCAACAGCAGCGGAGTTTGAGAAGTGGCGAAAAGAAAACAAGCCGAAGACCCCCAAGGCAGCGACTTCGGCACGGTCGAAGCCCGCCGCCAAGCGTTCCACATCGTTGAGCAGCCAGACCCCGGCGACAGGGCGACGAGGCGGGTAAGGGTGGAGCAGGACATGGTGGAATGGTATCTCAGACGCCAGTACATCACCGTCACCCAGGCTGACGCCCTCAAGAAATGGCAGGCGGATGCGTACCTTGCAGGCCTGATGCCTGCCTGTATCGGCGGCTATGGCCAGACCGTCAACGGCGGCACGACTGAGTTCTCAGACATGCGGGTAGCTGCTATCGCTCGACGGACCAACGCCATCATCTTCCTGACCAACTTGAGCCGTCACGCTGTGCCGATGGTTGACGCTGTGGCTATCAATGGCAAAAGCGCAGGGCGCTGGATCATGGAGCATGTGGGAGGTAGTCCGCATGAAGCTATGGTGTGGCTGCAGAGATTCACGGATGCTCTTGCCAGACATTACGGGTTAGCGAGATGAGCTACAGAGGTTCCTTCGTGACCGAGTACATCTACTGCGAGGATTGCGCGGCTGCGGTCAGGGAGTCGTTGGCGGGCTACGACTTGGCATCCCCTGTCGAGTCCGGCTCAATTATTGCAGGGTATGTGTCAGACGGGTCTTCGTCAGAGGCCGTTCACATTCTATGCGCCCACCTTGACAGGGCCAAACTGTGCAAAGGCCATTCTGTGACTGTCGCCGTGATGCCTGAAGGCGAGCGTAACAGGTTCTGGACATTCGAGGGACGTTAGCCGCTAGGACAAATATCCTTGCGCAGCAAAAACCTCTAAAGCATAAATAACGGAGTGGTCGAACTGTGTACTGATTCGGCCCTTCTTCCTTTGAACAGGGCAGATAATTGAAGCCGGGGTGTTGCCGCATCCCGGTTTTTTTGCGTTTAAGGAGTGCTGACCAGTGGCTGACAGGACCATAGTTCTCGCCACGAACAAGAGGCATGCCGTCAGAGGACTGACGGTTGTTAACCCCCAGGAATTCAGCGCCTACCACGAAGAAAACGACGAACTCACCTATATCGTAGACATGTCCAGCTATCTGGACGGTGCGACTATCTCCAGTGTCACGCGGACACCGACAGGCGTCACGGTTACAAACACCAGCAACACCACGACCCGGCTGACACAAAGGCTCAAGGGCTTCGGATACGTTGACTTCAAGGTCACGACATCCAGCGGGGACATTGAAGAATTCCGCATTACCATCCAGCCAAGAGCCGGAAGCGCTTTTTTTTTACCCAATATAGCTAGTGTCCCGCAGAATACCGCGCAGTTTTTCGAGACTATTGCACAGGCTCAGGCCACAAACCCCGGTGACTCTGTAAATTACATTTGGGTGTCTGGCTACACGTCAGCGGCCGATGGCAGGGGCGGGCTTTACAAGCGAACCACAAGCGCCAGCAACCTTGACACGTTCACGACTGCGAACGGGGTTATCTTCGAGCGGTCCTACTACAAAACCACTATTTCGGCGCTGCCTGCTGATGACGGCTCAGCACACGCCACGATTGACACGTCATTCTCTGGCGACCTTAAGGGCGTCCGTTTCCCGGTTTATCACAAAGTCACGGGCACCAGTACATTAGGCCAGCCTGCGACGGGGTATGAATCAATCCCGGAGGCCATGCCGTTTTATATATGGCTGGACAACGAAAGCGGCTGGAACGAGTCCACTACGGGCAATGATGGGCGCACTGGTGTTGCCGCGCTTAGGGTTCGCCTTCAGAATGACGGTCAGGGCGACGTTTACGGCCTCTGGGTTACAGGTGGTATCAGCAGCACCAGGTCAGGTTCGACCAGTTTTCTGGCCAATCCGGCAGCAGTCATTGTCGGTGGCAACCTTGCTGCATCGGTAGACGGTGCATACCTAAACCCCGGCGAGTTCCTGTTGTCCGACAACGGAACGCGAGATATAGCCGCAGTCGGTTGGGTCGTGAACCTGAACCGGACTGTGACCACGGGGGCAAAGGACGTTTTCTGGGCGGGCTACAAGGTCCAGAGCATCGGGTCAGGCTCTGTAGACGTAGCCTATAACGCCAAGGGTCCGTTTCGCTTCGGGCTTGACCTTTCATTCTGTGACTTCGGCGCGAACCAAGCAGCCATCACGCTCAAGGCTGACCAGCGCATTTATGGGAACGTCACTGCGACGGACGCAAGCGGCCTGAGCCGCTACCCGTCAGCGGTAAGCACGACCTACTTCACATATTCCTCAAGCCTGACAGCCTGGCACTTCGTGACCAGCAACGTCAGCGCGCTGCAGATTTACAGCAACCAAGTCATTAGCCCTCTAGCCATTCGCACAGATACCGAATACCGCGTCTCGACGCTGAAGGTAGTAGGGGCCAGAGACACAGGCTGGACGGCAATGACCGGCACCAGCAACAAAAACACGGCCTACGACACCGCCACAGTCACCACTGCACAGCTTGCAGGCCGCGTCATGGCATTGCAGGCCGCACTCACAACACACGGGCTTATCGGTGCTTAAGATCGACCTGACACACGAAGAAGCATCCTTAGTCGGCGCTGCTCTCGCGAACATGCCTTATCGCCAAGTAGCTCAGTTGCTTGCCAACCTCGAGCAGCAGATCAGGGCGCAGGTAAGCAACAGCAACGCGCAAGACGAACAGCGCAATAATATTTCAACATCAAATAGTTAGGCAAAGATTAGGGCATGTCAGGTTTAGGCAGGAAGTCGGACAAGAGATGGCGTGATGCGCTCATCCTCGCGACAACCAGAACTGACGCCGAAGGCCGCACGATGCTGGCCAAGATAGCGCAGAAATGCGTGGAAGCAGCCGTTGAAGGCGACATGCAGGCCATCAAGGAAATCGGCGACCGCATTGACGGCAAGGCCCCGCAGAGCCTGGACGTAACAACGACACATGAGCGCGCAGTCTCAGAACTCACCGACGC